TTTTGCGGCTTCCAATCGCTCGCCGGCGCCGGCCCGCCGGCCGCCGTGACGGCGACGCTCTCGCGTAGCAACACGCGCCCACGCCGCCCCCGGAAGCCCCTCCCGAGATTTTCAAGGTCGACGTCTGGGCTTTCTGGATACGGAACGATTTGCGAGCCGATCGGCGCATTTTCGAATACATCGGTCAGCGCGCTTTCAACTGCTTGCAACAGGCCGGCGGTGATCGCCGCGCGCCGCAGCGGCGCGACGCCGAGCCATGGCGCCGAGGGATCCGATCCAATGCGCACATGCAGGACTTCCGCCGCGAGGGCCGTCTGCGTTGTGCCGCCCCCGGCTTCGCTGATGCTGACACGATAGGCTGAAGGAACGCCGCCGCGTGTTCGCAGATCCCAATCCGAGCACGGCACAAGACTGTTATCGCGGATCAGAAAGAGCGCCTCGCCGCGCAGCGCCAACGAGCGGGCGAGCAAGGCCATTGTACGGCGATCAAGAACACGCGTGCCCGTAACATCCGCAATCGCGAGCGCATTCTCCCACAGCGAGATGCAGCTCTGCGCCGTCGCCGTCAACTCGGCGACGCCGCGCCTCCCGCTGATGTAGCTCTCGCGCGCGGCCATGATTTCCGCAGTGAAGCCGCTCGCCGATGCGCGCTTTTCGACCTTCGCCCAGGGCCATCGCCACGCCATCAATTCACCCTCCGATAAGGCCGCAGCAAATCGCCCGCGCCGCTTCGTTCCATCGCCTTCGCAACTGCTCCGGCGTCAAACGTAGTTGATCCGATACCCTCAACGCTGTCTTCGCGCACGCCAGGTTGTGCGAACGTCGCGACCGCCGCGAAATATTCGGCGAGCCGTCTAACAGCTTCGGTCACGGCCCCAGGCGGCGATCCACCGCCGACGTCGGCCGTAAATCGGTAAGGCCCGCAGCCTGGCAGCACATAACCGCCAAGCGGCGACGGCGCGAGCGTCACCGCTTCCCACGCATCCGCGCTCCATAGCTCCGTTGCGCTCACTGTCGCCGGCGCGAGAGGCGGCGACCATTCTCCGGGCCCTTCGACAATCCAGACAACCGCACGGGCCGTGTAGCGGCGCGCGATATAGGCTTCGATGCGCTGCCAAATCAGCGTCGATCCAAGCCAGGCGGCCTCTTCGGACAGATCGAAGGGCAGCGCTGGATATGAGGCTGGCGCGCCTTCCGTCTGCTTAAGCGTCGTCGCCATTAGGGCCTCCATTTAGCAAGAGCGCGTCGGCGTCCGGCGTCCGGCGCGTCGTAGCTTCGCCGCGAACGGGCCTCGACGACCGTGTTCGAATAAGCCGGCCAGGCGCTCACAATCGAAACTTCGCGAAGCTCTACGGCGCGAAGTTCGCGACGGTCGCCGGTCCATTTTTCGTCGACGGCGCGAAAGCCAAACGACGCGCCGCCAAGATCGGAGCGCTCGGCGAGCGCGAGCACGTCGCGCGCTGTTTGTGTGTCGGGAAGATCGATTGAGAAGGCGAGGCCACGAGCGTCTTCGCTCAAACGCAACGACCCGCTTTTCGTGCGCCCGAGCAGGCGCGATGCGTCATGATCGACGAGCGCAAGAATGTCGCGCCCGCTCGCAAGGGTGTCCGCGAATGCGCCGGCGCGGATCGTCTCGACGAAGTCGTTTATCTTGGTGTCGACGCCGAAGACCGCGGCATAGCCTTCGAGACGGCGGGGATTGCTCCCCGCCGCCCGAAGCTCGATTTGAAGGGCCCGGCGCTCCATTACTGAATGCCCGTGAGAATTTCCAACTGCGCCGGACGCGACACGGTCACGTCCATCGTCGCCAGACCCGTGAGCCGCAGTCCGCCGCTTTGCGCATCGGAATAAGGATCGCGGATCATGTCGATTGCGCCCCACGTCGCCACGAAGATCGGCGGGACGCCGCCAACCGTCGTCGTCAGCAATGCCTTGCTTGTCGCTGGCGGGCCGCCGGCCGGCGCGGCGAGGGCGTTCGAAGACAGGACGATGTTGCTCGCCGGAATGTTCTTCACCATGCGGTCCCATTCCGACACCGCCGTCGAAGTAATCAGGGTCCCGTCCATCGCATCCCAGACTTCGGGGCGAAGAAGCAGACGCACGGCGGCCGGCGAATTCGCCGCATTGGCGATGATGAAACGCTTCACGGCGGCCCGGAACGCGGCCCAGGACGCCGCAGCCGCGACGCTTGTCGAGGTGATCCCGTAGCTGCCGACAAGCACGCCAGCGGGCTCGCCTGATGCGCCAGCGCCGAGAAAGACCGCCTTGTCCATCGCCTCGCCGATGGCGCCGTTCATATCGCGGCGCACCGCCTGTTCGAGCGCGTCGCCGGTCTGTTTCATCGCCTTGCGGGTCAATTTCATCGTGACGCCGAGCGTGTTCGCAGGCGTCAACGGCTTATCCGTCGTCGCATAAGCGGTCGGGCCTCCTACGCTGCCGGTTTCCGTCGCCGCCCAAGCTGCAGCGACCGCCGACGTCGTCACCGGATATTCAACATCGCCGGAGTCGATGTTGATCATGCTCGCGCCCATGCGGACGGCTGCGCTGTCAGCAAAAATGCGGTCGATGATCGGCGCGGTTCGCATCGGATTTGGCGTGCCCGACGCGACCGTTTCACCGACACGCTTTTCGAGCGCAGCCCACGGCACAGGGAAGCCGCGATAACCGCCCTTGGCGCGCAATTCCGAAACGATTTCGGCCGTCGCGCCGTTGAGCGCTCGGCCTTCATCAAGCGCAAGTGCGACTTGGCGCATCTCGAACTTGCCGATGAGATCGGCGTATTCGCGATCGCCGCGAGTTTCGAGTTCGCCCTTGGCCTCACGGCGTTCGGTATCTTCCGCGATCAATGCGCCGCGCAGCCGAATTTCATTGAGCTGAAATTCGGCGTCGAGTTCGCCGATCGAACGGACTTCGTTTTCGTCGGGCGTTTCCTTTCCAACGAGGCCCGCGAGCGCCTGCCGGATTTCCGACTGACGGCGGCTGATTTTCACACTTGCAAGCATTTTTTCGTCCTTTCCATTTGAGGCCGCGCGAGTTCAGCGACGGCGTGTCGCCAAGCGGTTTGCTCAGCGTTGGGCGCGCGGCCCAATTCCTTCTCTGTTTCGACCGCATGGCAGTCGCGACAAAGCGTTTGAAGATTGTCGAGCTCGAATGCGAGATCAGGACGCTCGCGAACCGGCTTCACATGATGGCACTCGAGCTTGTTGCGTGAACCACACTTGACGCACTTAAAGCCGTCTCGACGCTTCGCGAGGAAACGCACGCGCGCCCAGCGCTTCGATGAATAGAAGGGCCGTCCAGTCACACCCATAGGGCCGCCCTCGCAGCTTTCGCAGGTCGGCCCGCTATGCGTGCGCCTTCCGCGACGGCGAGCACAGCCGCCGCCGCCGCATCAATCCGGCCGGTCGATCTCGCTTTCGCCAGCTTCAAATTATTCGAGGGGTCGCGAAGAACGACCGCGTCGGAGAACGCGCTCCGCAACAAGAGCGATGGCGACGCCTTTACCTTGCTGTCGAAACATGCGCGGCGGAACCGCTCACAGTCTTCGCCGCCGTCTCTGAAACCCATGCCGCGCCATACGACTGGCGCGCGTAGTCCGGCTTTAACGATCGCCTCGCCGATTTCCGCTTGCTTGAAGCGATCCGCGATGATGCATGCGATGCGCTCGCCTTCGATATGCTGCGCGATCTCGACAAGCCACCTCGCAACGGGGACGGTCGCGTCCCCGAGGACGGACAGCTCGCCGCGCCGGTGCATTTCCTGATAGCGATCGCCGACACCATCGCTCTGTCCGCGCGCAAGCAGCGATGGCGACGACGGGAAAGTTCCAAGCGCTTCCAAGCGGCCAGTCGCCGGCCAGAAGAAGGTCACGGCCGACATACTTGCGGAGCCGCCTAAATCGATACCGACAACGACCTGGCCATCACGCGGCGGAAGCTCTGAAACTTCGCATTTCAGCCACTCGTCTGTCGTGATCAACACATCGCGATTTTCATCGGCGACG